AGAACCGGAGAAGGGCCTTCATCTCATCGAGAGTGCCAGGGTAGCGGTCCAGGTACGACTGGAGGGTGTCGTCGTACGCCCGCTCGTACTTGCGCCTCCAAAGGAGTGCCCCCTCTTCCTCTTCCTCCACCCCATACCCGATTGCCGTCTTGGCTAGGAGGGGGAGAAGTTGTGGACGGAGGTCTGGGTTGGTGAAGGCCAGACGGATGGTGCGGGAACGGAGGGTGGGCATGAGCTCCAACCCGAGGTTGGGATAGGAGCCCTACCGGGTCAGGACTTGGCGGGCGGGGAGTTCGCGATGTCGATGACGGACTCCACGTCCATCGCACCGGCCTCGGACTGCTCGGGGCGGGTGCGCCAGTCACCGTTGCGTTCGAGCTCCTTCCAGAAGAAGCTCACCTCGGGTGCCCGGATGGAGCACTTGGGCTCCCCCGTCTTCTCGTCCTCCTCCACGTTGCAGGCGCACAGGCAGTGGTCCAGGAGGGCCACCCGCTGGTTGTCCGCGAGTGTCGTCCACTCGTCCCCGGCGAGCTCGATGATGAACTTGTACTCGGCCTTGCCCAGGAGCTTGAGGACGCCCGGGGCGCGACTGGACTTGCCCAGCACCACCTGCCCGCCCGTCTTGCTGGCCTTCTCCTTGAAGATGATCGCAATCTCCTTGTCCACCATCGCGAGCGTCGGGTGATGCTTCGAGATGAGGTCCTGCACGATCTCCCAGATGTCCTTACCAGCTTCCCATGTGTCTGCCATTTGTGATTCCAGTCCTTCAGTTGAGGGTCCGCCCTACCTTACGCCCGCTCGGACTACTCTTCGTTGTCCCAGTCGGTGTTCAGGTAGATCCCGTTGAGGATGCCCACGGCTCGGCACATCTCGGTCTTGCCCACGCCCGTAGACATCCCACAGGGGCACATGTCACAGGTGACCATGGACCCAGGGGCGGGGCGCTGGTGCGCCGCCCTTGCCTTCTCCTTGAGTGCGGCCACGGCCATCTCGAATGCTTCTTTGGATCTCATCATGGGTGACGTTACGCCTCAGAACCAGTTGGGGTCATCGAACCCGGAGTACACGATGGTGTCCCCCGGGTAGAAGGGCTCACCGCTACCTGCCATGATGCTCTTGGGGGGGGCGGGGTGGTAGCTGCCCCCGGCGGGCCTTCTTCTCCAGAGCACGGCTCTCTGCCCTGTTCCGCGGGGTGGTGTCCAGGGTGATGCTCGGTTTGGTGTCCTGGGTGGTGTCTCTGTTGTCCATGGACCCAGATTACCCCTAGACAACCTCCAGGGATGTGCGTAAGGTTCTCACCATGATCCCCTTCTATTGAATCTTCGGTGCTCGCGGACCTCCGGTGACCACGGCCTTGTCGATCAAGCCGTTCCACAGTCACGATTCACAGGAGTTCCGCACATGACCATCGAAACCGTTCCCACCACCTCCACCATCACCCCCGAGACCTTCAACCTGTTCCGCGCTGCCGTGCGCGCCAGCAACCCCTACGCCCTCATCGAGAAGGCCGGGGTGAAGTGGGCCGTCGCCCCCAGCCGGATGCTGTACCTCGCGTACGGCTTCCTCCGCGGCATCCCCTACCGGGTGATGGAGCCCACGGCCCGCCCCCTGTTCGACAGGATGGGTCACGCCGAGACCACGTTCCTCAAGGGTCTCGCCACCCTCATCACCTTCGCCGGGGTGCCCACGACCCCCGAGGAGCTCAAGGGGTGGATGGCCGTCCCCGAGTCCCACGCCCGCCTGGAGAAGCGGGCGAAGGCGGTCGCCCGGTCCGAGGCCGCTCGGGCGGCGAGGCGGGCCACCAACAGCATCGCCGTCCCCGCCGTGGCGTGACTGTGAGCATCCCCAAGCTCACCGTGATCGTCCGCACCGACCTGGGGTCGGGACCTCGGGTGGCTCAGGCCGTCCATGGTGCGAGACTGTTCGCCGCCGAGCACACACAGATCGAGCACGAGTGGTACACAGGGTCGAACACCATCGTGATCCTGGAAGCCAAAGATGAGGCCCACCTCACGGAACTGGCCGACAAGGCCGACTATTGGGATGTCCCGTGGTCCATGTTTCGTGAGCCGGATCTTCAGAATCAGGCAACCTGTCTGGTTCTTGCCCCTAGTCCTGTGACACGGAAACTCTGCCACGGACTCCCCCTCGTAGCCTAACCCAGGCTGCAACTTTGCCAAGCTGAACCTCTCCTACAAGGACTTCATCGAGTCCACACGGAGACGGTACGAGCACATGGCACTCATGGGTCTCCTCTAGTCTTGCGCCCCCGGGGGAGATCGAATCCCCAGCCTTCGGAGTTGAGAACCGTTGCTCTGCCAATTGAGCTACGGGGGCGTGAACCATCACGTACGAGAGAAACACCTCCTTCCTGCGAGGTAGCACCGGAACCCGGTGTCACAATCACCCACCTTGTCGTTGTACGAACCGAAGCCCCGGGCTCGAAATCCTTCGGAGGCGAGGGTGTTCCGACACCCTCCCCGAACGATCCGAAGAGTGGTGACCACCGTGGCGGGGACCGTGGTCACCGCAGACCGCAAAGTGCGGAACCCGATGTGGTTGTCCTGGTGCCCAGGTTCCAGACGCCCGCGGTGAGTGGAAAGTACCTGGAAACGCCGAGAGTAGTCCCAACACCCACCGCATAGGAAACGGTCGGGCGCACTCAAGGGGTGAGTTCCTTACGGTAGGGCCGGTAGCACCGGAACCCGACGAACAGGGCAATGCCTGAGGGGTCCCCCTTGGTTACGGTCTTGTCATTCCACTTGTCCAGTGGGGTGATCGACACTTTGGACACTAGCCCGTTGAGGTACGCTCCTCCCATGTAGGCCCTGGGGTCGTTGTCCCGGCCTCGTGTGTTGTTACGCCTCGCCATGACACCCTCTAGTTCAGGGTGTTACGCCTGGACTGGCCGTGCATCCTCGTAGACCTGTGCGAGGATCGTGAGATCCCTGTAGGTCTTGGTCTTGCCACCGGAGAGACGGTGGTAGACCTCGGATGCCTGTGGCGCGGTGAGCGCCCCAACGTGGACTCGTTCGAGGAGACGCCCCGGACGGAGGATCGCCCGGTCGATGGCCCCCAGTTCCTGGTTGGTGGTCGCGATCACCCGAAGGTCCAGGGTTGCACCCATGATCCCATCGGACAGGTTCAGGAGGGCCGAGAGGCTCGCCTTCGCCGCGGTGTTCGTCTCACGGGCGATGAGACAATCATCGGCGTCCTCCAGGATGAGGGTGAGGGGCTTGTCGGCCACGCGCTGCTGGATGAGGCACAGGGTGAACTCAGGGCCTGAGAGCCTGTCCATGAGGGACGGGGGCACCACGATGCACTTGCTGCTGTCCTTGAGCGCCCCGATGAGCGCACGGATCATCCGGGTCTTGCCCGTACCAGGGTCACCCTCCACCAGGACCAGACGCCCAGCGGGCTCGGGCTTCTGGAGCTCCGAGAGGATGCGCTCGTACTTCTTGGACACCTCGGGGGTGTAGTTCTCCCCGCAGAACGTGTCGCTCAGGTGCCCGATCTCCCGGACCATGTACTGCCCGTGCTCGAACGAGAACCCGTACACCGGGGGGATCTCCACCGTCGGGGGGACGGGCTCCAACCACTCCGTCATGAGGGCCTTGATCTCCTCCCCCATCACCTCGCTGGAAGCCGTCCAGTTCATGGTGATGACGCCCTTCGCGTCCGTCGTCCAGCACACGAGCTCACCAGCACCCGCGCAACGGATGCACTGCGGAGCCCTGTAGTACGGGATGATGTTCTTCCCCTGGAGCTTCTCCAGGAGCTTCACTTCCTCGAACTTGGCCGTGCCACGGACGTTGTCAAAGGACAGACAGGTCCTGTCCTTGAGCGCCTTCAGAGCGAGGGGGATATCCTGCTCGGAGAAAACCTCCCCGAGGTGGCGCTGTACGCCACGGCTGTCATCCCACCAATTGGAACTCAACGTGTTCATGATGTTTGTATTACGCTCGGACGGAGGGGTGCCGGTCACTTGGGGTCGGATGCCATCTTCCGAAGGGACTTGGCGAGGGTCATGGCGAGGTCGTAGTAGTACGGGGGGCGTGACTTCCGTCCGTTGGACATCTTCTCCAACTCCCCGGCGAGGGCGTTGAGGGCCGGGATGGTGACCGTGAGGTAGCCCCCCACGGACTCCGAGAGGAGCTTGCCCGCCGCGGTGGCGACGGACTGGTTCCAGTTGTCCCGCTGGGCACGGAGGTCCACTCCATGGCGGTCCTGGTCGCCCGACCCCCAGCACTCGTCACACACGCCGCGGGTCATCGTCGCGCCGCCCACACCTCCCCGCCACGTCGCCGTGTTGGAGTAGATGCAGAGGCCCGACCCCTTGCACTTGTCGCAGGGAGTACGGACGCCCCGCCATCGGAGGAACAGGCTGTAGTTGGGATCGCTGGGGTTGGGGGTCATGCTCCGTATTACGCCCGGTAGCTACGGATGTCCTCCGGGGTGAGCTCCTGGCACTTGTTGAACGAGAGCGTTGTCACCTCGTACTCTCCCGTCTTGTCCACCACCCACGAGCGGGTCATTGTGCTGTCATCGCAGCCCTCCAGGTACAGACCGTGGGAGGGGACCCACGAACGGGTGCTCTCATCGTCCTTGTACGGCGTGCCCTCCGGGTCCACGGGGGTCAGGGGCTCACCCTCCACCTCCTTGATGGTCTCGTAGAGGATGTTGAACCCGTGCCCCGGGGGGATGTTGAGGTCTGCCCGCATCAGGCTGAAGAACTTGGTGGAGGGGAAGATCAGGCTCTCGGCGGTCCGCTTCCAGAGGCGGGTGATGGTGATCCTCCCTCGCTCTGGCCCCTCGATGGAGACACTGAACGAGTGGATGAGGCCCAGCATGAACGCGTTGGGGGGGTGTGGGAAGAACCGGAGTTCCCCGAGCGGGACCGGGGCACAGATGAAGAGGCGGGTCTTGGTGCGGAGAGGAGTGTCTGAGCTCATGCCCACACTACCAGGGTGTGAGCCTACTCGGTGCCGTGGTCCGTACCCTCACCACCGTGGGCCTCATCGTAGTCCTCCATCCGGTCCATGATGGAGTGGATGGTGCGGAGGTAGCGAGGCCCGACCATTCGTACCTGGGGGGTCGCTCCGTGGCGGGCCGGGTTGCAGAGTCCGGTGCGGAACCGGAGGATGGCCCCGTCCCACGACCCGCACTGGGTGAACCCACGGGACAGCACCCGAACTGCACTCAGATGGGTACCCGCGGTGTGGCGGTGGTTGCGGTCGATGGGGGCACCCCAGTTTCCACCCTCATTGAGGTCACACCCCAGGTGGGTCTCTGCGAACGCCACGGCGGCGGTGAGCTCCACGGGGGGGACAGGAGCACCGGGCTCGATGGGCTCGGAGACTTCTTGGAGTTGTTGGGCGATCCGAGACTGCCGCTCGATGATGCACTGGCGGTTGTTACCACTCATGTGCGGGAAAATGGCGAGAAGGGCGAGGATGATGGATGTCGGAGTCATGGACAAGCATTACGCCCACACCACCCCACTTTGCGTCAAAAATCGGCACCCTTGAAAGTTTGACGCAGCTTGTCAATGCCGCCCTTGGACCAAACATCCCCGGGGTCTTTCCCTCGGTACCTGTAATCCACGACCCGTACCCCAGCCTTGGAGAGCAGAGTCAGTGCTCCTGGGCGGTACTTGCCGGTCTGTGCATCGGTCCATCCGTGGGTGGCGTTGCGTCCGGTCTCGTCGTTGTCGTAGACCATGTACACGGTGTTGGTGCAGAACCGGGCGAGGAACTCCACCGTGTCGTGAGACAACCCAGCCCGGAGGGTGGCCAGTACGGCGTCCTTCTTGGGGATGCACCATTCGAGGGCACTCAGGTCCCACACCCCCTCGACCACCCACGCACACCCGCCCTTCCACAGGGCCTCGGCCACCCTTGGAGTGTTGATGGCCACGGGGTTGTACTTGGACTCGGGGAGTCTGAACTCGGACACCTTCTTCTCGAACCGAGACCGGGCCTCAATCCCAACGAGCGACCCGGTAGGGCCTCTCAGGGGAATGGTCACCATCCCGTCCAGCTTCTCGCCGTACTTGCCGTACCTCTCGATGAAGTTCTCACTGGGGGCCGGGGTGGCAGCGGGGACCCACTCACGGATGCCCAGGCGCTCGATGACCTCAGTGCTGGCCCCACGTCCCATGACGTAGCCCTCACACTCCTCGGGGAGTGTGAGGGTGGCTAGGTGGGCAGACAACCACTCTGCGATCTGTGAGCTCACCAGCCGCCCAGGACGGCCATCCCACGGGCCGGGTTGTGGAGGACCACGGTGTACGTGTTGGCGTCCCACACCCCCACGTTGCCAAGGTAGGAGCGGTCACGGGGGACCATCACTGCGGACCCCTCGGGGATCCAGGTGTTCTTGCCATGGAGCACACCGTTGACCCGTGGCTGGCCGTCATGCTGGAGGGTCTCCAGCATGTCCAGTCCGAACGACTCCAGGTACTCCTGTGCAGCCTTCTCACCCTCGGGGGTGCCGGGGAACACGTTGCCCCATGAGCGTTCCTTCCCCTGACGGATGACCTCCATGACCATGGCGTGGTAGGTCTTGAAGATGTCCTTCTTCCATGACCCACGGATCATGGCCGAGCGGATCATCTCACCCTTGAGAGGTGCCTCGATCCACAGCGGACCCTTGTGAGAGGTCACGATGTACGGGGCGGTGTCCTCATGGACGGGGATCTCCACGAACAGGGGGACCCCCTTGATGCCCTTCCGTGGCAGTTGAACCACCTGGAGGAGGGTCATGAGCCCCACCCTGGACCAACGGGGACGGGGTACACCACCGCCCGGTGGTACCCCACGAAAGTCTGGGCAGGAAGGGTGTAGGTGACCACACCCCCCTCGGGCTGGAGGTACAGCACAGTGACAGGGGGGGTGGGGGGTTCTGGTGGCGGCGGGTCTGGATCCTCCAGGACGACGGGGGGCGTCGCCACGTCGAGGGTCCAGAGGAGCGCCGCGATGTCCGGGTACCGGGTGGCGATGGTGGCCACGTCGGAGGTCTTGAGGAACTCCGTGAACTCCTCCTGCACCCTCTCCTTGGTGTTCTTGAGGGAGAACTTCGGGCACCGTGCTGCCTGGAGGAGACCCCCGAACGCCTCGTCACACGGAAGATTCGACCCGTCTGCGGCCTGCAACAGGTTGCAGAAACGGACCTCGCCCGTGGGGAGACCCACGGACCCGTTGTGGATGCAGTTCTCAGGACGGCAGGACAGGGCCGTCCGAACCGTGCGCTGAAGGTGTCGGAACGTCACCTGATGCAGCTTGTGGCGGACCTGTCCATCGGTTTTCATCGGTCAATCCTCTGGAATGTGCAGAAACCCTTGTTCTGCTTGATACGGTACGCCCGGTCACCCGCGTCCACGAGGGTCGGGTTGTGGGTCACCAGGAGGATGTCCACCCCCATCCGGCGGCACAGGATCTTGAGGAACGACGCCATGGTGTGGATGTACTTGTCGTCGAACGCTGGGAGCGTCTCGTCCAGGAACAACACGGGCCGTAGACCCCGCCGGAACATGATGGCCAGCCTCAGGAGGATGGACTGCACGGTGGACACAGCCCCGCCGAACCCGTCCATGGACATCCCCTCGATGAGGTCACCGTTCTCCTTGCGCTGAGTGGTGACGAGCGAGACGTTCACCTTCCCGCGGCTCACCTCTACGTCGGCACGCACTTGGATGTCCTGGTCGTGGAACACGGCCTTGACTCCCTCGGACTGGAGACTCTCGATGGCCTTGACCCCATCGGTGAGCTCCCCGTCGATCATCGCGTGCAACAGCACAGCGACGTGGTCGAGAAGTTGGATCTCGTCCTCGATGCGGGTGACAGAGGCCCGGGCGCTGATGGAAGCACTACGGACCTCTTCACGCCGACCTTGAGCCACCCGGAGTTGGGTGGTCAGGTCTCTCAGGCGAGCTTGAGCCATGCGAGGGTCGTGAGGTAGGTGTCCACGCCGCGGACATCACGGACGCGGACCCAGCCGCCCTTCTCGCGCTTGGTCACACCCAGGGTGACCTTGGTGTTGTCGTTGCCGTTGAGGAGCTTGACGATGTAGCTGTCCGCCACGGCGAACACGGGCATGTCCTGGACACCGCCCTCACGCTGCACGAAATCCACCATCGGGATGGACTGGGACATGAGCTTCCCGCTTGGATCGGTCATGGAGATGACCAACTCGCCCGGACCCGTGAGCTTCATGTGCTGGAACCGCACCCGGGGCTCATCGGTCTTGGCTCCCGACTGGAGGAGCTTGAGGCTCCCCAGGAGCTCCTCCTGGAAGATGCCCCAGGACTGATCGTCCTCCAGGCTCCAGTCCACGGGGAAGTCCGGGAACCGATGGGCGAACACCGTCTCACCGAACACCGCACCGTCCGCCCGACGGATGAAGCTCGCGCGGTCGCTCTCCAGGAGCTCCACGTCCTGCCCCTTCGCCGTGGCGAGGAACGACAGCACGTTGCCCAGGTCCTTCACGTACACCCGGAGGGAGGATGCCTCCATCCCGGGCATCTTCACCAGGGACACCCCGGCGTTGTCCGTGCTGTACAGGATGCCCTTGCGGAACTCGGCCACGCACAGGTGGGGGGCCTTGCTCTCCTGATCGAAGATGAACTGCTTGGCGTGGGTGAACGCCGCGAACAGGCGGTCTGCCGCGACCTTCACCGTGAGCTTCGCCCCCGCCAGCACGTCGTCCCAGAACGGGAACAGGGTCGGGTCGAGGCTGTAGAACGGGACGGGCTTGCCGCGGGCGGTGCGAATGCCCACCCCGCTCTCAGACACCTGGATGTCCAGCACCTGATTGCTGCCCACCGTAGCGAGGATCGCGTGGAGACGGCGGGCCTCCACCGTGAAGCTCACAGTCTCCTCCACCTTGGTGTGGGGAACGAGGCACGAGGAGAACGCGCTCCCGTCGTAGGAGAGAACCTCCAGCCCCTCGTCTCGGGTGCGGAACACGTAGTGGGAAGAGATGTCGCTGGACGACCCGACGGTCGTGCGGACAACCTTGAGGGCGGCTTCGAGGTCACTGCTGTTGAGGTTCAGATTCACTGGTGTTCACTTCCTGTTGATGTACGGGTCAAGGGCCATCTCGGCCTCGGTGAGCTTCGATTCGAGGGATGCCACGGACTGTTCGAGAGCCATCGTCATCTTGTCGATGACTGCACCGAGGTTGTCCGGGTCCAGGTTCTTCGCCCTGCACTTCTCACGAAGGTCGTCCAGGGAGCGTTCAGCCTCCTCCAACCTCCCGAGAACCCGCTGGCGCTTCTGTGAGATGTCGTCCCGGCGCTTGACTGCGAGGTCAAGGCGAGCCTTCAGGTCGGCGTTGTCACTCATGGCTTTGTGGGCGACTTTACGCCCGCGTCGAACCCGAACTCAACCATTCCCGAAGAGTTCTCGATGAGGTGCTCGACAGTCCCCTCAACCACCTGGGGTAGGGACTTCCCCTTGCGGGGAGTGGGGGTGTGGGCCGCGTCGCAGACCGTGCGGAAGTCACACCACTGACATGCCTTGGAGGAGGGCGACGGGTCGAACAGTTCCTTGGAGATGGCGCGGAACGTCTCCTTCGCCCGGATACCCAGGGCCTTGAGATCATCCCGGGTGACCGGCACCTCTACGAGTCCCGTCCAGGGAGTCCCCTCCGGGTGTCCCTTGGGCGGTGTCCCCTCTGGGTACCTGAAGTACACGAACGCCAGACGGCTGGGCATGACGTTGTAGGCGAGGTAGAACACCAGCGCGTACCACCGAAGCTGGTCCGGGTTGGTGTGCTTGCCCGGAGTCATGGAGTTCTTGCCGTCGAGGATCATCACTCCGGTGTCGTCCCGACGGATGATAACGTCCGGGCGTCCACCCACGGGGGTGTACTGATCCACCCAGCCGGTGAGATCCACCTCGGACTTGGCGTACGGCCCCAGGAGCTTGTTGGCCTTCATCGTGCGGAGGAACCCGAAGATCCCATCCATGCACACCCGGAGAAGTTCTCCCTTGGGAGGGGACTGGGTCCAGTCCACGTAGTTCTCGTTGAGGGTGAACGCGAACTCCCGGCGAACCAGATCCGTCAGACGGTTGGTCAGGTTCTCGGGGTCGCGCCACATCTCGTCGTTGTACAGGTGCTCCAACGCACGGGCCAACACGATCCCCATGACCGCGTGGTGCTTGGAGTCGAGGGGCTTCTGTTTGGACCGGCCAGGACCCCTTCCGAGGTCCACACCAGGATGCCCGTTGGACCACAGGTAGGCTCGCCCACATCGCTCGAAAGTTTCGAGCGATGACCAATAGAGGTGCTTGTTCACAAAGCACACCCTACCCGCCACCCAACCCGGTAGATGCCCTATGGTCACGGCTCGTATAACGGAGACACAACCTATGCCCCCAGTGATTCCCCGCCTCCCAGTGGGCCATCGTTCTGGTCAACTGGAAATCACGGCCCTCCTGCCAGATCACATTGATCCCACTGGACGCCAACGCCAACGTGCCACAGTTCAGTGCGGCGTTGGGCACAGCTACGACATCAACGTCAACGTCAACCTGTGGAAGGGCACGGCCCGATGCCATGAGTGCTTTGGTCACCCGTCGAAGTACAAGGTGGGTGACCGCTATGACAAACTGGTGATCCAGTCGTTCTTCTACGATGCGAAGAGACGGAGGATGGCTCAATGCCTGTGTGAATGCGGCAAACCCACCGCCGTCCTCGCCAAGATGCTGAGTCAGAACAAAACCCACAACTGTGGGTGCGCCCCATCCGGGAACTATAGAGGTTGCGGGGAGGTGTCTGGAGCCTGTTTCTACAACATCCGTCACAGTGCTGATGCCAGGGGCATCCCATTTGATGTCACGAAAGAACAAATCTGGGATCTGTTCCTGAAACAAGACAAGAGATGTGCCCTGACTGGACTCCCCATCACCCTGTGGGTCAGGGACCGCACTATGGGGACGGCATCCCTAGACAGGAGGGACTCCGACGGTCCCTACACGCTCTCGAACGTCCAGTGGGTCCACAAGGACATCAACCGAATGAAGCAAGCCTTCACGGGGGAGAGATTCCTGAGCTTGTGCCGCCGAGTCACGGAATACCAAGACGGCACAGCCAAGAGTGTCTCAAGGGAGGTAGTTGCCGAGGTCCGACCCAGGCTCAAGCCACCCGGTCGCAAAGACCATCGTTCCAGAAGAGCCTCTGGCCCACCCCTCACCGTTGCGGTGATCCTCGCAGATGCGGACAAGTTCTACACTCTTCATGGTCGATGGCCCACAACTGTTGAGAAAACACCTGTCCCCGACAAACCCCACGAGTGCTGGAACACCTACAGTAGTGCTTTGCGTGTTGGCACAAGGGGACTGCCGGGGGGGTCATCCCTCTACAAGCTCTTGAGAGATGCCCGATGTCCAGGGCCTATGACTAGAGCCCCCAGGGTTTCAACCTGAATCCTGACTACCACCCAGTCACCGGCCACCCGCCTTCTCGATGGCAGCGATGGCCTTCTCACGCACGGAGTCAGGGACATTGGGGGTGTCCCGCACGATGTCACACAAGGACTTCTGAGGTCCCGTGGCTACTGCCTGGGAGAGGTGCTCCACAAACTCCTCGATCATCGTCTGCTGGAGCACCTCCTTGTCCTTGAGGAACAGGTCGAACACCTTGTCCGCCGGGGCGTGAGGGACGGTGACCTTCTCCGCTGTGAACCCATCCAGGTCGAACGTCAGCACCGCCACCGAGGGGATGCGGTCGATGGAGTCCTGGGACAGCGCACCACGGGTGAGGCTGCCGATGTTGACGACCGTTCTGCCCCCAGGGGTCTGGGTGATGCCCTGGTCCTTGTGCCAGTGACCAAAGCACCACACGTCCACGTCGGGGTACTCGTCCAGCATGTCGTACCGGAGGACATCCTCGGCATCAAACATGGTCGCGTGGGTGGGGCTGGCCAACAGATGCCCAGCCACCACCAAGTAATCCTCATCACCCTTCTTGATGTTGGCGAGACGGGTGAGGTCGTACTTCACCCCGTGGTACGGCACGCCCACCACCCGGACCTTCAGCGCGGGCGGACTCGCTCGGGTGGGGCCTGGGATGGAGAACACGGCCTCATGTTCGTCGTACAGCCGGTGGAACACCTTCGAGGCGAACAGGACCCCAAGGGGTTGCTGGGGGAGGTAGGTGTAGTCACCGTAGACACAGTCGTGGTTGCCGACGTTCGCGTACACCCGACAGGGGTAGTGGGTGTGAGCCATGATCGCCCGCTGGATCATGGCGTGCGAGTTGCGGCCCGGGGCCTTGATGTCGAAGAAATCACCCCCGTCGATCACGGCAATGGCCCCCACGTCCCTGGCAATCTCCCCTACTTGGGCGATCTTCCCTAGAACGGTGTCAGTCCAGTTGTCGGTGCGGGATCTGGGGGTGTGATCCGACAGGTGGATGTCGGTCCTCCACACAAGAGTTATCATGGGGTCTCCTGAATCAGGCGCAATCGCGATAACACTTCATCCACCTTATGCTTCATGTCGGACTCCCAGAGGAGACTTTACGCTCAGAACAGGTCCAGCACACCGACCTCATCGGGAGTGTTGGTGTACAACACCTCACCACTGGTCTTACCAGCCGACGCACGCAGGGTCAGGTGGGGCTTGAAAGGGAGCCATGACGCCCCCTCCCCCTCACACACGATCACCTGACCTTTGCGGTCCATGCACCACTGACCCAGCACGGGGTAGTCCAAGGCAGCGGACCCGAACCGATACCCTGTGCCAGCATCCCCTGTGTACGGGGGGTCAACGAACCATGTCGCCTCGATGTCAGGGGCCAAGGTGTAGTCACCCTCCAGGATCTCCCAATGCTTCACCTTGTGGATGCAGGATGCCATGTAGGGCTTGCTGGCCTTCCATGCCGCCATGAGGTTTGGGGTGACCCCGTACTTCTTGTACTGCCACCACCGTTTGCTGGCCGAGTGGAGGATGTGGAGAAGGTGGGGGGTCTGGACCCCAAGTTCTGGGTCTGGGAAATTGAGGATGTCCTGCTCAGTGGCCTCGTGGATGACCCACCGCCATAGTGCAGCAAGCACCGGGTCACGCTCGATGAGGATGACCCTCCGTTGCCAGTTGTCAGCGTGGAGCGCGTAGGAGGCGGAACCTGCGAACGGCTCTACAATGGTGGGGTGTGTTGGGGGCGGGTATGACGCGATGATCTTCTTCTTGCGTCCGTAGAAGTACCACATTGATGAGACTTTACGCCCTAGAACAGGTCCAGCACACTGGGTTCCAAAGGAACCTCAGGCTGTGCAACAGGCACCTGACCTAGACGTAGTGCGGCTACCCTGTACACCTCGGGATTGACCTCCGCGGTGTACCCAGCCCGACCCATACGAGACGCCACGAAGGTGGCTGTACAGAGACCGCCGAAAGGTTCCCACACCACATCACCAGGGTCTGTGGTGAGGCTCACCTGACGTTCCATCAACGCCACGGGCTTCTGGTTGGGGTGGAATGGCACTCCATCCAGGTGGACCCTCTCGGACCCTCGTACGGCGGGGTGTGTCCACACGTTGGTCAACCCGTGCTGGTGGTTCCACTTGGCCCTGAGCTTGAGGTACCTGTGCTCGTCCAGCACGATGCCATCCCCGGCGAAGTAGGGAGCGCCTTTGGGGTCGCCGTGTTCATTGGCATACGCAGAGAGCTTCTGGAACACCTCCAGGGGAGGCGGATACCACTGGATGTCGGTCCCGAAGTACTTGCGGGTGGCGGCTTCCTTCACTCCACACGCCGTGTTGGCATCCCGTCGGGGCAGACCTGTCCGGTCCCACTCGTCTCTCAGCCAACTCTGGAGGGTCACCGTGTGGCCGTCCTTGTTGAACACCGCCGGGCGGGTGTACCGGGCGCACACCTCAGTCACCACGGGGAGGCTGCGAATGGTCTTGGAGTTGACGTTCCCGGCAACGTGCCCGATCCCCTTGTCCCACGTCACCAGTTGTTCGTAGACCCATCCGTGGGACACCAGCAACGGATGAACGCTGGCCCATCCCACCTCGGTGTTCCAGAACCAGAGGGTGGTCTGCGGGTTGGCCCAGACCGACCACACACGGACGTGAGGCTCGTACCAGGATGGCAGGTCTGTTGGAGAACTTGGATCCCCCTGGAACCCACCGATGCCGTACGCCCCATCCGAGATGATGGTGAGTGGGTCAGGCCAGGAACTGTAGTGGGAGAGGCTATCCCCGAGGGAGATGCTGGAGGCTGTCACAGAGTGACTCTACGCTTGGAGGTTCCTCACGGCCCGGAGAGCGTAGGCTTCACCGCAGATACCGAGGGTGAGGTACTCAGAGGGCATCCAGGCGTAGCCGCCGTCGCCCCAGGACTCACCCCACGAGTTGCGGAGACGGAACTGCACGCCGTCGGCGGTGCGCCGGTATCCCACGAGGGTCACCGCGTGGCCACCGATGGAGGGGGCACCGGGGAGGGGGATGGTGTCTCCCGTGAGAGTCTCCCAGGAAAGAGGGATCCGAACACCGATGACCACGGGGAACCCTGAGGCCAAGGCGTACATCACCTGTCCGGGGTCGATGGTCAGCGGGTCGCTGTTCACCAGCCGGGGTGCATCCGGGTCGAGGTTGGTGGGGCGGGTGACCCACTCCTGACCCCACGACCCGATGTACCGGGTCTCGGCAGCGTAGCCCCTACGAAGGGCTGTCACGCCGTCCGCGATGAGGGCTCCAGCGTCCTCCATGATGTTCCCCTCCATCGCCCGCTCGTACCAGTACAGGGCCATACGGTCGGGACGGAGGGAGGGGAGGCTCTGGTGGGTGTGGAGGATCTCCACTGCCCCAGCGAGGGCGTGGGCAGTGCAGTTACCAGAGATGAGGATCTTCCCGTTGCGTCGGGTGACCAGCGTGTGATGGGTAGGGACCTCCGCGCAGAACACCTCCCCTTGGTATTTCTGCACAGACATCTTCTCGGCACGATCCACCGAGAGACCCTTCCTATTGCACACCGACACCCGGTGTTCCGGCAGAACCCCCCGAACAACCCGACCGTCCAGCATGGTTGCTGTACGAGGGGCACGGATGGAGATTCGGGACTCATCCCCAGACAGAAATACCAGTGTTTGCAGATCCGTCGCCAGCCTGTGTGACCCAGTGTAGTGGCATCGACGCCCATCCTGCTCACACCCATCTCCCGCGAAATGTCCCGCCAGGAACTCCCGGATCAGTGCTCCGCTCAAACGAAACACGAAAGGGGGGACGAATTTGTCCCCAGCCTTGACCCCCTCCAGATCGAGAGAACTCAGGGCATCATAGACCTGCTTGTCCGAGAACGTGAACCGATCTTTGAGCTCAAGGGCATGGACACCGATCTCACTCAGGACGGCCCGGACAAACTCCTTCTCACGGTCTTTGGATGCCGCAATCTGGATTTTGTATGAAATCCTCCCGCGGGCATGCCCCCGCTTGAGCAGGGTCCCTTCCGCGAGGTACACACCCAAGAACCGCAGCCAACTCGCCATAGGAACATCTCGGGAGACGCGGTACACCTTCCGTTTATGGTCCACACCGGGGAGGGTGTATGAGCTTGGCTGCGTCTCACCTTTCCATGTAACCCTGTTCATCAGTCCGAAGTACCATCCCAGGCCCTTGGCCTGGACAAGCTCATAGTGACTGTTGAGGGTCCGGTCGCGCTCGTTCCACTTGCGGACCAACATCTGGTGATCCGGTGTGACCCTGAAATCAAGGGACAGTTCGCTGGAGCCACAGTAAAGCTCACCCTCGTATGGGAACCGAACAAGCCTTGTGGGGAGCTCAAATGTAAGCTCTGACGTGTTTGGGTCCACAGTGGCCAACCGTTCCGTGCCTGTCAGGTGCGAAAACAGCTTGAACCCATCCTCGGTGAGAACCTCGGTGTGATCATCATGACACGAGCCCACTTGCCCTTGGTCATACATGGGAGGCAGACCCCCAAGGATCACGTCGAGCGGGAGCCCGTCGAACCCGATGCCAACCGGCGGGATTCCGACGTGGAGGCGTCCTACAGACTGGGGTGCCCGCCACCCCAGGGGGCGACCACCCAGGGTGGTGGGGAGTGTCACTGCGTCACCGGGTGAAGGTTGTTCAGGACCGGACGAAGGACCCTGCCATCTGCCATGGCCGAAGCCTCGATGGCGCGGACACGGACCATCGAACGCTCACCGACGCTGGCGTAGCCCGCGTCAAGCTGGCACGCCGGAACCAGTCGGTCCGCCACGGCACCCAGGGACTGGATCACCGGGATGAGGGTGTTCCCCAGCCCGATGCCGTTGTCTGCGAGAACTTGGGCGAGGGACACCATGGCAGTGGTGACACCCCCCACTGCCGCATACGCGACACAGCGGTCACCCCCACGGGTGTTGTACGCATCGAGGGCCGTCTGGAGGCGGACTGCCGCATCCTGGACCGCCACGAAGGCCCGATCGACCACGGGACGGGCATCGCCCGGGATGAGGTTGTCCACGATCATCTGGGCCGCAGGGATCGACCACGCGATGGTGTGGAGGACCGTCGAGACGGTGTCCGTCCAGGCCGACGGGGTGAAGACCCCACCGTCACTGGGGGGAGGGGGCTGGCAGGTTGCCCCGATGAGGGAGGCTGCGAGGAACAGGGCGAGTAGACGCTTCACTTGGATGACTCCTGGGTGGGGGGGTTGACCCTGGATTGCTTCAGGGTCTGGACGAGAACTGAGCCGACCAGCGGCCACTTCAGGGTACCCGGAGCGTCGGTGCGGGTGAGCACGGACAGCCGGTCAAGGGCCTTGTGGAGGGCCTTGCCGACGGGGCCAGCGGCCACCTTCGCAGGGAGAAGTCCGTTGATGAACGAGAGGATCGCCCCGATGAAGAGCAGAGACAGGTAAGGGTTGGCGACGATCCAGTTCCAGAGAGAGTTGAGGGATGTCATGGTGTGACTGTCCTTTCAACACCTCCCGCAGATAGGACAGTCACCGACCCCACCAAGGAGGTCCTGAACTTCGTGGATGGCCTCCTCATACTGTGCTTCGAGGGAGGCTGACTCCGACTTGAGGGACTCGGCCAGCTTAGAACGCGCCGTGAGATCCCGCTGGACTTGTCGGATTGTCTCCAGGGCCTGCATCTGCCCCTGTGAGGCACCCGCGTCAGAGAGCGGGGTGGACAGAGCCTCTCGGATCGCCACGCCCTCACGGACCACCTCGGTCAACGGGGCCATCCGGTCCTGGAGACCCCGGATGATGGTGAGAGCCTCTGCCACCTTCTTGGCCCTGACTACCAGGGCATCATCGGGGAGGGTGATGGCTGTGACAGGGGAGAGTTGGGATTGGATGGTGTGGGCTGCACTGAGTTTGGAAGCGAGGTACTGCACCTCGGTGAGCACCTTGAGGTCTGCCAGTAGGTCTTCCGCCCCCGTGGGCATCTCGACCCACCGGACGGGAACGAGGTCACCGACGGCATCGGTGAATGTCTCAATGCCATCCCTCAGAGCCGTAGTAGTGGCCAGTTGATCCTGTAGAGAGGCCACCTCCCGGTCGAGGGCATCGGCCTCACGGGTGAGGATCTCCACAGCGTCGAGTCCTGAGTAGGTGGACTCCAGGGCCTCCAGCTTCGCCACGTCCGAGACACGTACCTTGTGTTCAGCACCCTGAGCCCTTCGCTCCGACTGGGTGTTTCGCAGGGCCTCGTTGAGCACCCCGACACGGGTCACGTCCGCGATGGACTCGGCCAGCACCGAGCCGGGCTCGTCCAGGAGGAACACCTGTCCGGTGAACTGATGGGCGAACTGCGGCCAGAGCTCCCGGCCCGCCGCCTCGATGGGGGTGATCCCGAGGGACTGCACCTCTGGTGGGGGAGCCCCAGCCCCCACCTTGTTGAGTTTCTTGCCGTCTACGGTGTAGCTGTTGACCTTGTCGCCCTTCTCCCAGACGAGGGTGCGACCGTCACCGAACGTGAGGGTGACGGTGCATTGGTCTTTCCCGTAGCGGACGAACTTGGTGCCTCTGGCGTTGGTGACAGCCCCGAACACCGCACGGTGCAGGGCAGACTTCCCGCCGTTGTTGGCTCCCGTGATGACGGTCAGACCCGAGACCTCAATCTCGGCGTCTTCGATACTCTGATAGTTCTGGACCCGGATCTTGACCGTCATGGGGATGCTCTACCGTACGCCCGACTACTCGGCTGAGTCGGTCTCTTCGGCTTCGGCCATGGCTTCCGCCAGGGCCTTCTTCGGGCCACTCCCGATGGAGTCCACCATGGCCATGAGCTCATCGGTGTCGATGTTCTCCGCGGCGTCGGTGTCAGCGATGACCGGGGGCGCTGCCATGATCTTGGGCGTCACCTGTGCGAACAGGGCCGCGAGGAGCTTGGGATCCTCCCGGAGGGCCTTGAGGAACTGGGCCATCCCGTGGGCCTTGAGCTCGCCCGTGGGGGCCGATGACCATGTCAGGTGAGAGCCCGCCTTGGCGACGATCTTGTAGTTGATCGCGAGCTCGGCCACGGAGCGGGCGTTGTCGATGCCCAGGCCAGCGGCCATGTAGTACTTGAACTCGTTGTGGGCGCTGTCGCTCACCTTGTTCTTGTCGAGCTTCAGGATCACCTGGGTGCCGACGACCTTGTCCTCCATCTTGTTGGTGAGGGGGTCGAACACCTTTCCCTTCTCCTTCTGGAGGACCCGGAGGGACAGACGGAGGCTGGTGAAGAACTTCCACGCCTCGCCACCCTGGGGTGCGCTGTCCGGTCCGCCTCCCGACATGGACGACATGGTCTTCCGCATCTGGGAGATGGCGAGGATGGTGGAGTTCGAGCTCGCCATCTGGCCCTTGACCTTCGGGAGGAAGTCCGACCACGCCGCGGCGACACGTCCGGGGCGGTCCTGCTCTCCCACCTCGTCCACGGCTTGGTTGACCTGCTTCTCGGGCTTGCCAGCCCCGACGGAGTCGAGGACGATGAGGTCCACGCCCTCGGAGATCATGACGATCATGGTCTTCATCCCCTCCTCCAGCGTGTTGGGCTGGATCAGGATGAACTTGGTGTCGTCTCCGATGGGCACACCGAGGGACTCCGCGTAGCGCGGCTCCACCTCGTGTTCCCAGTCGATGTAGCAGACGGTCCCGCCGTTCGCGCACACGCTGGCCGCGATGGTGAGGGCCAGCGTGGTCTTGCCCGCGCTGTTGGCCCCGTAGAGTTGCGTGATGCGTCCGCGGGGGATGCCGGGGCACGGGGCGATGCCGTTCTTGTTGATCTTGCCGCCGATGGCGAAGTCGATGACGATGCTGCCCGTGGGGATGTGGGGGATCGTCTCCTTGAGCATGTCCAGAGACAGCGGGACAACGAGGTCCTCCTTGAGGACGGTCTTGAGGGCGCTACGGGCGCGGGTGAGGGCACTGACCCTGGGTGCCGCTGCGGCACCCTTGGTTCCGATCCGTGCCTTGGTGGGGGTAGAAGTTTCGGTGCTCTTTGCCATTGGGTTGGGCTATCCTTGTGGGGTTGTCGGATGAAAAGACGGGAGGGATGAAGCCGCTAGCATTACGCCCACCATGGTGGGCGTAGGGGACCATTCAGGTGCAAACCCCTGATGGATCCTGTGACCAGCGGAAGAACCGATCCTCCTCCCGGTAGATGAGGCCGGATTTCTCGGTCTTGCCCGCCTTCTTCCCTTTGGTGAAGGTGTGCGTCTTGGAGAAGTATTCGAGCTCCACGGGGGTGAGGTCTGTGTCGGTGAGAGCGCCATCCAGGTACTGCCAGAACCTCCCCGCAAGCCGTCCCACCAAGTAGGCGTCGGCCTCGTTGTGGTTGACGTTCCTGCCTTTGCCACCAAGGTCGTGCTTCATCGCTGCGACCATGTCGGGTTTCTTCATCACCCACTTGTCTGGTCGTTTCAGGGACTCACGGGCGTGGGCTTTGACCTGGAGAGGGGAGAAGAACACCACGTCGCGGCGTTCGAGCTTGAGGGCCTCGTTGGAGTACACAAACAGCGAGTACATGCCCTCACTGAATGTCCCCCCGAAAAATGGGGACTCAATCCCAACCCGGTCCGGGTTGTGCGCTTGAATCAGAGTGCGGAGTGTTTCCCGCATAGTTGTGTACCGATCCACGAAAGCCATGCTGGACGGCGTCTGGATCCTCCCGCGGGCCACACATCGGGCGATGCCTTCCGCACAAGTGTCATGCACCGCCCACCCATAGTTGGTGAGGGAGGGGTCACACCCAAGCACAATCACCGCTGCCTCCAGGACTTCCAGCTACGGATGTTGGAAATGTCCCGCCACTCCTCACCCTCAAAATCAACTGCAACAGGTCCCATAGGGCACTCCAGATAGCCGAAAGGCCCGGCAGGGGTTTCCTACCGGGCCTTCGGGGTGTTGCTGGGCTGGAGAACTTGTCCAGCCCAGAGGCTCACTTGAGCATGTCGTCGAGCATCCCGTCGAAGTCGGCGCTGTTGCTGGCGACGGCACCACCGCCACCACCGACCGGGGACGGACCCCCGCCCTTGCCGAGCTTCTCGCGGATCTGGTCGAGCGACAGGTCCTGGGCGATGTCGCGGGAGAGGGTCGCCGCCACCGCCGCAGCGGCCTCGATGATCTGCTTCGCACGCGCCGGGCTCTTCTCCAGGAGCTTGCGGAACAGGCCCTCCTTGCAGGGGCTGATGTCGATCTTCTGGTACTGCGAGTCGGTGCAGGCCAGGGTCATGTCGTGGCACCCGAGCGGGAACTCCTTGTGCCGGGCCTCGACGGCGCGGTACTTGTCGGTGCTCATGATCCAGGGCATCACCTCGAACTGACCCGCCGCGAAGCGGTTCTGGTCCAGGGTGCCGCGGCTGTCCGTGGGCCACACGCACAGGATGGTGGCGCAGTACATCTTGGACGGCGCTCCCCCGGCGAGCTTGACCCACTCGGGACCCTTGTCCATGAAGTACCCGACGCCGGGGACGTAGAGGCGCTTGCACCCGATGAACTTGGGCGACGGCCAGGGACCATCGCTCTTCGCATCGGGGCCGATCTCGGGCTTGCCCTCCTCCAGCCCCTTCCAGTAGACGAAGGAGACGCGGGTGGTCTCACCCTCCTTCCCCTTGTACCGCTTGCTCTTGATGCCGACGCCGTCGTCGTTTTCTCCGAACCCGAACTCCATGACTGCCGATGACATTGTGTGATTCCTCCGCGAGCTTGGTCGTTGGTTGAGGACAGTGCTCGCACACTACATTACGCCCCTGGGTTCACCCCCAGGAGAAAATTCATCCAAGTGCCGAAAAAAGGTCGTCGTCGATGGCCCCATCCTCGAACATGACGGGGGTCTCCTGGAGCTCCAAGGAGCTCTTGGTGTTGGGGATGTTGCTCAGGGCGTCTTCCACCGAGAGCTCAGTGTCACCGGCAAATTCAACCGGGATCTCGGACTCTTCGAGAGCCTCAGGCTCCTCGGTGTCACCCGGGATGGGGAGGTCCTCTTCGGTCGGAGGGAGTTCCTTGGCCTCCTGGTCCTTCTTGTTCTTGAGCACCGTGGCGAACAGGTTGTTCACCTCGTCCTGTGCTGGGTCGAGAGCCGACTCGTGGAGCTTGCGGACGTTGGGGAACGAGCGCCCCCAACGTCCACCCAGGGAGATTTCCTCCTGACAGACCTTGAGTTGGTCCTTCAGCCGTCCCTGTGCGTCCTTCAGGTCTGCGCGCTTGGCCTTCACCACCACGACCACTGCGGACAGGTCCTCGACACAGGCGGTCAGCCGGTCGATCTCCTCGGCCTCTGGCCGCAGACGGTTGCTCGCGATGGCCTCACGGTCGGCCACGTTCCGACCCATACGAACCTCGGGGTCGTTGGCGAACAGGTCCATCTTGGCGAGGTGCATATCAGCCTTCGCCGCACGGAGGGCCTTCTTGTACCTGTGAAGGTCCTGTGAGAGGGACAGGAAGATCCGTTCGCACCGGGTGAGGAACCCCCGGCACTCGGAAATCTTCTGGTTCAGCCTCTTGGGTCCGAGCTCCAGCGGGTCCGCATCGAGCTCCATCTGCATCGTGGCGAGGTCCGTGTAGAACCCGTCCATCCGGGCTGAGTCGAGCGCCGGGTCACTTGCCGTCGTTGGATCCATCGGTCTCCTGGTCCTGCATTGATGCCAGGACGCTCACCAGCATCTGGCTGTAGTTGCTCTTGGTGATGGCGATGTTGCTTTCCGCCACCGACTTGGGGAGGTTCCCGCCTGCCGCCGCGTTGCGGTACGCCGCGAGGTCCGCCTCACGGGCCACCTGCACCGAGGCCACGATGGCCTCCTGCATGGTCATACCCGTGACGCTGTGGGCCTCGTCGCCCTCGTCCATCACCGCCACCACGCCGTTTCCACCATCCTCCTGGGTGGACCGCCACGATGCGCTGAACCCAGCGAAGCTGTCCCCTCGCTGCCCCTTCACGCTCCGGGTGGCCACCACCTTGTTGAACACGAGCCCGTTCTGGACTCGCTTCACCAGTGCCTTGATCTCGTTCTTGGTCATGTGCATCTACCCTTTCGCTGTAGCATTACGCCCGAAGACGCTGCGAAAACAGTGTGTTTCGAGCGTCCTCTCGGTTGTTGTTGACGGCCATCTCCATCGCTCGGTGCGTACCCAGGAGGATGACCTTCTTCTTGGCACGGGTGATGGCCGTGTAGATCAGATTCCGCTGTAGCTGGTGAGAGAACCCCTCCACAAGGGGCATCACCACCACGTCGTACTCCAACCCCTGACACCGATGGATCGTCACTGCATACGCCAGACGCAGGAGAGACCGGGCCTTCGCGATGGGGATGCGGACCATGAGGACGGGCGGGCCGTGGATCTTGATTTCGATCTCCTTGGCGTTCTTGTCGATGAAGTTGACCTTCGCCACGTCGCCGTTGAACACGCCAAGTTTGTAGTCGTTCTTGGACACAATCACCCGGTCGCCCTCACGGAGGATCTCCCCACCAACCGACACCTCATGGAGTCCATGCTGTGCCGGGTTGATGGCCTCACGAAGCCGTGTGTTCAGGTTGGTGACCCCGAGGGTGCCAGCGTGGCGGGGGGAGAGAACTTGGAAGTTGGCCCGCTGCCCGTAGAGCTTCTCGGACAGGGTCACGATGGTCTGGAGGATCTTGTCATCGTCCGTCATCGGGATGAGCCCGAAGTCCGACTTCAACGGGGCCTCTGGGATGCGCCCGTGGAAGATGTCGTGCGCCGCCGTCACGATGGGGGAGGTGTCCGCTTGGCGGAAAATCTCCGTGAGGGCCACCGTGGGGAACTTCCCAGAGGCAATCAGGTCACGGAGCACGTTGCCCGCTCCCACCGACGGAAGCTGTGCGGCATCCCCGACGAACACCAGCCGGGTGTCCGGGCGTGTAGACACCAGCACCCGGTACAGGAGGGCTTGGTCCACCATTGAGCTCTCGTCAATGACCACCACCTCCGCGGGATGGGGGTTGCTGGCGCTGTAGCCCCACTCCTCACCCTCACCCTCGGAGGTTGCACCCTCGGCAGTTGCCATCCCGACCACGCCCGCATAGGTGGTCTCCCGCCCGTCATCGGTGTCGGTTCCCTTGGCCTTGAATGCCCGGTGGATGGTCGCAGCGTTCACCCCGGTCACGGATGCCACACGCTTCGCCGCGATGCCCGTAGGAGCCACCACCAGGGGTTGCACACCCGCCTCGTGGAGGAGTGTCAGCGCCATGCGGAGGGAGGTGGTTTTCCCCGACCCAGGGAGGCCCGTGATGATGGAGACAGCCTCGGTGAGGGCGTTGAGGACAGCCTCCGACTGCTTTGCAGACAGCCCAATGCCCAGGTTGGTACCCACCTGTGAGAGGTACTTCTCACCCGCCTCCCGCAGCGTGATCCCAGGGACCTCTGACCCGAGGATGGCATTCGCATACCGCGTTGCACGATCAGCAGGAATGGCTGCGGTGGTGAGTCGTGCCCGGAGGATCTGTGCCGACCCATCCTCGGTCCTGAACGACCAGGGGTCGTAGATGGCTGTGGTTCCCGGGAACGACCGCTCCACCACAACCTTGGACTCATCCATGAGGGCCTTGAGGCCCACCACAATGTCCTTGTCGGTCATGAGCGGGTCGAGGGGGCGCACCGCACCGAGAAGTTCGCCCGTGGTGAGGTACAGGTGCCCACTCCCCTTGGAGGACTTGGCAGCGTAGGTGATGGCCCCCTTCACCCGGTTGGGGTTCGAGGGTGAGCGGTCTAGGCTCAGTCTCTCGGCCACCGTGTCGCAGTCCTGGAAACTCACCCCGTCGATCTCAACGAGCCGCCAGGGGTCCGTGGAGAGGACATCCTGTGCAGCGTCCCCGAACACGGACCACACCTGTCGGATCTTGCCTTGAGGCAGTCCCAGGTCACCGAGGAAATCCAGGGTCAGGAACTGCGACCGGGCGATCCTCCACTTGAGGGCGATGTGCTCTGCGATGAACGTGGTGACACCGGGCACCTTCCTGAGCTCCTCGGGGTCAGAGAGGGCCGCGAGAAGGTTCCCCTTGAACGTCTCACGGACCCTCGCCGCGAGGGTGCTCCCGATGCCCTGGGACAGCAGCACCTTCTCACAGGTGTCATCGTCCCACCCATTCTTGAGGACGGGTGCCCTGGTGATCTTCACCTGATGGCCGTACTTGGAGTGGTTGTCCCACACGCCCTCGAACCCGAACCAGACCCCCACGGCGACCTTCACCCCAGGGATCTCCCCCCGAACGGTGATGATGCTGGAAGTGTCAGGGGCGGTTGGGGAGAGGGACTCAGCGTCGAGGGACATCCGAAGGATGTAGAACGCTTTGGCTGGATCGTCGTGGCGGATCGAGTGGACCCGCCCCGAGAAGTAGGTCGAGGCGGTCCGGGGGGTCGGGGGCATGGCCTACATTACGCCCCGAAGGCTGTCAGACCGGGTGCTGTGCAGCCACCATCCGGCAAATCTCCAAGTACCTGTCCTGAGTGAAAACGCTCTTCATGCGGTTCACGTCCTTGTGGACCCACTGGACGTTGCCTACGACGTACCCCGCCCCCGAGTCAATCCTGTCCAGGGATGCAGTCTGGGGGTCACGGTTAGGCCCACGGAGGTGCTTGGCGAAAACGAGCGAGATGCCAGAGAGGGCACACCTACGGTTCTGTTGGAGGAACAGATCCCACAGGTACTCGATGGTCAGATTGAACTCCAGAGGGGTACGCCCACTGTCCCCGCTGGCACTACGCTTGATTTCCCAGAAGAAGTTGCCGCTGATGTCGCCATAACCGGCCCATTGGGCATGTGCTGCTCCAGATTTGACCCTGGAGCAACCACACGAGGTTGTGTTCCCGCGAACGAGATGCCCGCTGAACACTGTTCTTTCGGTGCCACACTCACAACGACAGAGGTAGCGGGTGCCCCCACTCCTGGATGTGGCCACCCGCTCTGTTACTGTGAGTTTGCCGAAAACTTGACCGAGGCTGACGACGTGTTTCTTACCGGGCATATCTAACATGCCCCGATAGGACGGCTAGCGATGGCGTGCTAGATTTCGCAGGCCCCACCAGAGCAAGCCAAAACTGCGGAGCCCTCACCCTCGTCACGGGTCTCGTAGTACGAGAGCACGGAGAAGTCCACCTTGGGCATGGTGAGCATGGCCTCGTTGTACTGCTCCTCGGTGATCTCGGCGTACGGCGGGAGCCTGTACTTGGTGCCTGACTCGTCGAAGTTCAGGAAGGACAGGCCGGTGACATCATCGAAGTTGTCCCAGAGCCACTGACCCACCTCCTTCCACTCCTCGTCACGGACGTAGATGGTGGCTGACTGGTTGTGGCCCTTGGTGCTGCACCACGTCCGCATGATCTGGAGGTAGCGCTTGCACTGGTCGAGGGCCTTCTCGTGGTGCCGCAGCTTCGCTCCCTCGGGTGCCTTCACCGGGAATCGGGCCACCCACACGTCCACGTTGTCGTCGTCCAGGTGCTCCTGCCCGTTCTCCTTGAACAGGGGGACGCCCTGGTCACGGATGAGATGGAACAGGGGATCCTTGGCCGAGATGCGGACATGACGGAAGTAGTGGGGCGCGTACCGGGGGTGGAACCCCGAGGCGCAGTCCACGAACTGCGATGAGTTCCCCGAGGGCTTGCCACAGGTGATCGCGGCGGGGGGGTTGGTCTTGAGGTACGAGGTGGCGAAGGTGGCGGTGTCGCAGGCGACGGAGTTGAGGTAGGTCATGGCCTCCTCGTTCTCCGAGAGGGCCGGGTTGTCGCACTGCCCGGTGATGTCCACACCCAGGAGGTTGTCCTCCTCGCAGAGCTCCTTCCACGCGGGACGGAGGTACGGGAAGTGGGTGTAGGAGGCTTGGATCGCGCCCAGCCACGATGCGACCTCCACCTTCTCGGCCATCGTCTCGACGGTGTCGTGGGGGCGCATCACCGCCGCGGTGAGGTTGCAGAAGCTGCCGCCGCCCCCAGCCCCGGTCCAGGGGTCATGTGCCCGCTTGAACCGGAGCTTGATCTCCGCACACGGGTTGCTCCGGAACTCCCCACCGCGCTTCGCGACGTTGGGCGGGGTGACGCAGAAGAACCCGCGCTCTCCCGACCCCGACGCTGCCAGGGACTCCCACTCCCGCCAGAACACCTCGGAGGTGGGGCGTTCCAGGTAGACGGCGCTGTTGTTGGCCATGTACCGGATCGCGGGGAACTTCCCCTTGTTCCAGTCCTTGGCGTCGCGCATCTCGGGGTCATCCACGTCCGAGAACGAGATGAGGCTGGCCCGACGGAAGCCGCCGACCATGACGATTTCCGCGACCATGCACATGATGTCATGTGCCTCGATGGGCCTGAGCCGCCGACCCGCCGCGTTCGAGATGGTCTCGAACGCGAAGTCCAGCACCCGCTTCAGAGGCTCCGGGCCAGACGCCCGACCGCCCTTGGTCTTGAGGCGGGCACCCTTCTCCCGGATGAGGGAGTAGTTGAAGTTCACCCGGCGACCCAGGTGGTACTGCACCATCCCGAAGTACACCGCGTCGGCCCACCCCTCGGTGGAGTCCTGGATGATGTAGTCGATGCAGTCGCCCGTGGGCTGGGCGATCTCCGGGAGGTTGTTGACGAACGTCCGCTCCACCGAGAAGCCCACGCCCGTCCCCTGCATGAGGATGTACAGCCCCTCGCTGAACGCACGGAGGTTGTCGATGGGGAGGAAGGAACAGTTCCCCGTCACCTGACCATTGGCCAGAGTGAAGGATCGAGTGTGCGGCTCCACGACGCAGAACACGTCTCCCTCACCATCCGGGGTGATGCTCTCCACACGGAACGTGGCAGCATTGCCGGTACCGAGAAGAAACATGTGGAGCGGTGCGGAGCGGTCCCCGTAGTTGGTGGGCTCCGGGTAGGTTTGGTCCGCCAGGAACTTGTAGCCCGCGAGAGCCGCGTTTGCGCGAACCCAGGTGATGAGCTCCTCCTGCTGGGTGCTGAACCGAAGGTTGCCAGAGGTCCCCGTGCCGCACCCGTCGGCCAGATACAGACCCCGAAGGAAACCTGCAACGTAGGCAGGATCCGTGGTCGTCGGGAGCTCCTTCCAGGAGACCTTGTCCGCCCCGAGGTAAACCATCGGGTCACCGTCGTATGACGGGGGGTACGAGCACTTGAACTCACTGAAGAGTTCCCCCAGAAGGCGGGCCTTCTTGCCGCACAGGCGAACCTGCGCGTAGGGATGGGAGTCCGCCTTGTTGAGGGTCCCGTCTCCATAGACGAAACCGTGACGCACCCCGTCCATGTCCATCATCTCGTCGCCCATGGCGAGATTGGGGGCGCAGAGCTTGTCCCCCACCTTGAGGGCGGTGGTCTCGGACCCGTCCTGGAGAATCCAGCGGTGGTCGGCGGTCACCCGGACGGCATGGGTCTGGTTGCCATGCTTCCCACCCGTGTGGTGCCCAAGGGTGACCTTGAACAGCTTCTGAACCCCGTAGTGGTGGACAGACGCCCCACGCCACTGGCCGTCACCGGCCAAGACCCGCACCTCGCCCGAGGTGGGGGAGCGACGACGCGGACCCACAGCTTCCCATGCGTCACGGAGGGTGCGGACCCCCTGGTCGGTGACGAACTCCACGTCCCCGGCGAAGCAGTTGTAGCCGCAGACGTTGTCCCGCTCCATCGCAGGACCCGCGCACCACAGGGCTCGCATCGACGGGAGCACGTCGAGGTTGAGGATGAGCTTCTCGACGCGGTGCCGAAGACCCGCGGGGAGCTCACGGTCCTTGAACACAAACTCCGTGTACCTGGACACGGTCTCGGCCCAGTTCTCCCGGCGACCGATCTCGTCCACCCACCGCGCGTACGTGCGCGTGTAGACGAACTCACTCAAAAGATTGGGAAATGGGCTCCCGTCGAGCATAGATGACTCCTCACTCGTGAACAGACGTTGGGTGTTTGCAGGGATTGAACCGGGGGCACCCCGGGACGCCCACCCTGTTGGGGGGTACTGACGCCGGGGTATCAATCAGCAACCGAGGGTCAGTGGGCCAACCGAAGGACCCCGGATTCCAAAATTCCCCAAGGGTTGATAGCTCCCGAAAATACTGCTTCTTGGGACTTCGCAATGACCCCAAGCAGTTCCCGGCACCCATCAACGCCCCAGTTGCGAGCACATGGAAGCACCCTGTGCTCCCAGTACCATGGTGAGGACCCTACCCTCCCAGCAGCACTCGCCGGGGACACCCCTTTGCTGTGCAGATACGAAGCCTGGAGCCATCGGAGAACCGACGGAGTGATGGATCTCCCACACACTTCGATGGTGGGGTCACCCTTCTTGGACTTCTTGTACCGGGCGAGCTCGTCAGAGATGGCTCTGCGGTTCCTTGTCCCAAGGGCGTCTACCAGGGGTCCACCGTCCAACTCCGAGAGTGGTGCCATGGTGGCTTTGATGTGGACCGGCTCCAGGGCCTTCACACCAAGGGCTCTGGCGAGGTGGAGGGCCTTGTCGATCTCGAACGAGACAACCCCAAGGTCGTTGCCCACCTTCTTCACCAGCGCGCGGGCCAGTGGCTCGGGGAGGCTCACACCCTGGGACTTGCAGAGCTCCCGGGCGTAGTCCGCCGCGTGCTCGTCCATCTTGTAGAACGGGGGGAGGGAGAACAACTTGGTGTTCGCCGCTGGGAACCCGTCGAGGATGCCCCCGCTGGGTTTGTCATCCTCGGACACCAGCAACAGCAACAGGTACGGGCTTGGGTCGTTGAGGTGGTCCGCCACATCCTCGGGAGCCACCTTCTCGGGGTGGGTGATCACCACGAGGGTGTGGTTTGAGAACAGCACCCCGACGGACGAGAGCACACCCTGGAGTCCGTTGCGGTCGGTCCCATCGAGAGGGTGGATGAGGTAGCCGTCCTTGGAGAACTTGGAGATGAACTCACGGATGAACACACGACGGCGGTGCTCATCCGTGCCCGCCACCAACAATGCCGCGGGATTCTTCACAGGCACAGGAATGCCCGGTGGTCCGCCAGGAGGAAACTGCTCACCACCCTTGCAGGCGTGAGAGGTGCCGGGCCGAACAGTTCCCGGAGGTTGTCCCAGAGGTGGGTGTACTTCGGGTCGGGGGTGGGGACGGACATCCCAGGAGCCACCCTTTCCACGACTGACCGAAGCAGGAGGTCCAGGTTCTGGTTCTCCCCCTTGAGCTCCTCCACCAGAGAGACCCAGTCCCCCTCCAGGTAGGACTTCAACACCACCTGGGCGGACGCCTCGTAGCCCTCCAACCGGGATTCCGCCCCAGGGCAGAACTGAAGGACACACCTGGACTTGAGGGTGTTGGCGACCCCACCAAGATCCCACGCCCACAGGAACGGTCGGACCCCCTCAGGGTTGAAGTCCTCGATGGTCTTCAGGAGGACATCACTGGTGGCAGATGACACCTCATCCACAGGACCAACGAGAACCGACCCCGTGGCAGCACCTCCAGGGAGCCCCCTGGAGATGAGTGAGGTGAGCTCCCGAGCTCCCTCCTTCTTGAGGTCCGACCCTGTGAAGGGGATGAGCCTCCCGTGTGAGAGAGCCGCAGCGTGACCCACAGCTTCCGCATCAGGTCCGTGATACAGAACGCACGAAGTTGGGATGTACACAGAGGGGACCCTACAGGTTGTGGGGTTGACGGCTGTTACGGAAGGTGCGGAACCCACAGACGCGGGCACCCTTTTCACAAGGTGCCCCCCGACTCCAGAGCCTGAACCAGTAGTCACTGAAGATTTCCCAGTCCGTCCCGAAACAACCACCACAAGTACGGTTCTTTTCCGGCTGGTTGGAGGTGGTGGTCACCCGCGACTTACGCCCACATTGTGAACCTCACCCTGAGAAGTTCACCAGGGGGAGCCACAGGGATGCCGTGAGGTTCCTTCGGAGGTACGCCTCCACAAGGTTCCTGGACATTGGGTTCCTCCACCCGTTCACATAGGTGGGCGTGATCGCCACCAGTTCTGTGAGGGTCGGAACCACCACTGCTTCCCATAGGTCCCCCATCCACTTCGAGTTGGACGGCTGGAGGAGAACAAACCGTGAGGGATGTGCTGGTGTGGTTGTTGGGAACACCACTCTCAGGTCACCCTTCAACAAGGCCCAACAGTCCTGCACCAACCCCTGGAAAGGGATGATGGTCTGGTCGAGATTTGAGGTGCTCACCCTCCTCCATGAGGATAGGACAGCTAGCCAAGGACGAAGGTCTCCTACCCACCCCCTGCTAAGAGGTGGTCTGACAGTCCCAAGGCTGGTTCCTCTCAGAGGGTGGTGTCTACGGTGTCTGTGTCGTCGCTACTACTACGGGTACAGAGAGCAGAGGGAGTACAGGTACAGAGAACAGAGGGATCAGAAACAGAGGGAGAACAGAGAGAACCAAGGAGAACAGAAACAGAGGGAGAACAGAAACAGAGGGAGAACAGAGAACCAAGGAGAACAGAAACAGAGGGAGAACTAGGAACTGCTTGGGTTGTGGTGTTGGTGATGTTCATGGTGTAGTGATTGGATCTAACAACCTTCACCCCTTGAATCCCTGCTAAGGTTCACCCTTACGGTATGAACTTGTTCCCTGAGTCATCCAACGGGAACTGGGGGGCTTGAAGGCAGTGGAGAGCGAGTCTTCCGTACCTCTCTCCGGGGCCTCTTTCGTAGGCACCTAGCTGTGGAACCTTTCAGGTACCGTGGGGGTAGGTGGAACCCGATACTCACCAGGAGGGGGGAGCCTGATCCACTGGCCTTCTCAGGGGCTTGGGGAACAACCTCGTTGGTGTCTACAGGAAGCCTGGGTCCTCACGGCGATCTTCGGCAGCGTCCACTATGAAGCCGGTTTTAGCGACCTCCTCTGCGACCTTTCGGTCTGGAGTCCGTCGGGCACCCCTGTTGGTGAGGTGTCCGTATTTCCCCGGGCTATTGTTCCCATCACGAACCCTTTCCAGGGGGCCGGTATCAGGGAGGTCCAGACCGGGAGGGGTCTCCACTCCCCCACTCGTTGGTCCTGGAGGACTCACGGGGTGGGGTGACGATCAGCGCCGGGGTGTAGACCCACCCCCTCGGGGAAGTCAACGG